GCTCCACGAGCTTCAGCTAACAAACAACCTCCGAGCAGTCTTTCTAAGACTGCTCAGAAAAAATTGGCCAAGGAGAAGCGGAAGGCTCAAATAGCACTTCCGCCCGTGCCCCCCGTAGGGGGAAATGGTGAGAAGCCGTCAGAAGCTTCTGTGCCTCCTAAACCACAGCCTCCTGTTAGACGTATTGGATTTGCGACCGCGTCTAATCAGTGGGCTCCTCAAGTGGTTAAGGGATCTAAAACCGACACCTATATTAAGAAATTAGGTTTTAATCTAAGATACTATTCTGATGATCAACAAGGTGGGGATGTGAATCCTCACTTGGCTCAGGCCTGTGAGAGGGGGATAGCTACAGCGAAAGCTTTAGCTTATCTCTATACTCGCAATGCGATCAAAGTACTTAGTGTATATGGTGATGCGCGCGACGAACGCATCGTGAGTTACTGCAACAGAGAAGCAGAAACTCCCATGGACCTCCAACGTTATACTCCCTTTATAACAGCGAAGGATGGGACCCGCAAACCAACACAAGGTACATATGTTGAAGCCGCTCGAGACCGTGATGCTCTCTTGATGGTGGACATATATGCTACCAATGTGGATGGATCTTGTGAGTTTTCTCCTCGCACCCTCTCTTATTTTTTAGAGGGTTTAGCGCAACCATTTGGGCCTATGAAGCTCATGTGGATTGGACGCAAATTTTATGGGGATGTTGGAGTCGTTGCCGGGGAAGGTGCCTGGCGACGAACATTAAAGAAAAATGGGCAAATGAAAGTAATATATCGTGCCTCCACTATGGAGCCCACGGAGTACGAACACGATCCATGCGATTGGATATGGCAAAGCAGCTCAGCTGCAGTTGTTGTTCTAGGACAAGCAGCTGTGTTGAGCTGGAATGTCGCATTCGTTGTTGGAACAACATATGGGGTGGTTTTCCATCTCACTGTTGGGCAGCTATCAGGTGAGTCTTCTGAGCTTTTTGCTTATGAGACCAATTTGATCGATGTTCCTGTGCCTCGTAAAGACTGGTTCGCGTCTACATTGCGATCCTACCAACATTACGTTCCTTTTTCTTTAATGGGCTTAAGTCCTTGTCAAACAAAACTCAGGTTATATAAGCCTGTTTTCGATCGAGCTTATACCGAGGTCGTGAACAAGCGATATAGTCCTACAAATCTTTCTTTAGTAACTCAAACTATGATTCTTGAGTGTCAAAATCCCTCTACTAAATTATTTTTAGATGCCTTTCCTATGTACAATCCGATGGCGCATCTAACTGATTTAGCTTGGGGAATTTTGATGTTTAAGTTGGAGGAGCGCCACAGCACCGTTAATACGGCTATGCAAGTTGGCGCTGGGATGATGTATGAAGTGAACGAGGCGCAGGCTAAGTTAGGGGCACCACCGTCCTCAACTCAGCCAGCTACTTGGGGATGGGCAAAACTCCTTGGTCTAGCGACCGGGGCAGTGGTCCTCCTCTTGGTAGCGCGGCGTCTTGCTCGTCGAAATCCTGTAATGGGATCCGCTTCATTGCTTCCTACACTTGTTAATTATATCAAGCGTATTCCAATACCCACTAACACCATTAAATGGCTTAGCACTCCTCGCGGAGCGGTCTATCACAACTTCGTTAGGGATTCTTTCCTTAACCTTGTGGTAGCTCCGGTTTGTGAAGAGGGAATCAAACGGTTGATGAATTGGGGAGGATATGGTATGACTATGCCTCTGATTGAGTTTGGCTCGAGTATACTTCTTGAAGGAAGAAGTATCACTATTAGATATCTCCTTTTGCGTATTTTTGTTTTATACTTGCATAAACGCTGGCTAGTTCTCCCTTTCACACAAGGTGTAGTAGCTCATTTTGGATGGAACCTGTTGTGTCATATATGCCACGAAATAAATGGATTATATGACCCAAATTCAGCAACCTTCTGGAAACTACGACTCATCTCCCGTGCTATAGAACGTGCTGGACCTGCTAGTATGGCTAAAGTCGGATATCTATTTTTATTACTCCTCAGCTTCGCCG